GATGGAGAGAAGAAACCATGGAGGTCAGGTGAGTATGGAGTGTGGGATGTACAAGACGTAACACATGAAGCATACAATGTATCTGATGATGACCTAGAACTTATCTTTATAGACATTAAAAAATGAGAGAGAAACTACTCGCTGCTCTCCTTGCTCATGCTCAAGGAGATATACAAAAGCACAAGATGAATGTAGAAGTGTACCTCAACAACCCTGTTGGTATAGGTGAGCACTCTGACATCATGGAAGCAATCGAAACTGAACTGAACATGATCGCTAAGTATGAGGATCAGGTCTCAGTTATCAAGAAACATTTTATTATTAAAGACTAATGAAAGATTTTGATGTACAAGCAACAGTCACATACAAGACTTGGGTACGTGTCAGTGCAGAGGATCAGTTCTCAGCACAGCGTAAGGTGAATGACATGGCATGGGACATGACAGCGATTCAGTATCAAGTCATGGAGAAAGCAGAAGCAACAGGTGAAGTAAGAGATGCTCTTTAGATCATACCTAGACATACATACACCCAATGTAAACTGTACCTTACAGCACAACTGTAATCAGATAGGTCGCAAGAACTATTGGTTAGGTAAGGACGATGCTCCAAGGAATTTTATTGAAGAGTATCTACATCAGTGGTACTATGCTTTCCTTACTGGTGACTATAAAGGCATGGAGTATTGGGTGTACAGATCAGAGGATGGTAATAGTTTTGATCCCTTTCACTTTGATAAGGACGAGAAAGATCCACAGATCACACACCCCAAGTGGACAGGTTGTATCAACATGACTCTTGATAAGGGTGCCACCTGTATCAGTGACATGAAGTATGGAGACATCAAACCTACCGAGTGCATCTATTCATACGGTGCAGAGGGTAAGACTATGATCTGGGATGGCAATGTAGCATGGTCAGACATGGCAAGTTATGATGACTGTAAATTATATGTGAACGTGTGGACAGAGAGGAGACCTAAAGGGTTGACCCGATCAAAAGAGATGCCATACTATCCTTACACTATGATCAAAGGCATCTATGATAAGTGCCCTATCATACCATTCCAAGGCGATGACATCGTGACACACACTCATATGTGTGGTGATCTGTTCGATCATTTTGTCATCAAGGAACCCGCAGAGAGAAACTTCGGAGAGACATACCGTGTGACAGATGTTGTTCTGGCATGAGGACCTTGACAAGAATCTAAAGAAAGTGTATACTAAATAACATTACAATGGGATCGAAAGATCGTGCCCCTGCGTAGAACCATCACTCCATGTCGGGAGTGGTGTCATCCGCAAGGGTTTTTTCTTTGCGAGAGACTATAACAAAATTCATGTCTATTAAATCAACAATCGCTGCAGTGGCAGCATCTCCATTCCTTCTAGCTGGTGCAGCATTTGCTGGTCCTTATGTGAATGTAGAAACAGTACAATCATTCTCAGGTGATGACTACACAGGTCTATCAACAGAACTACAAATCGGTTGGGAAGGTGAGAACTGGTACGTATCTGGTGGTCCTATCGTAGATTCTCCAGACAACGGTGAGTCTTCAACAGACTTCATCGGTTACGTTGGTGGATCACTTGCTCTTACAGACTCAATCGGTGCTTACGGTGAGTTCTCTGTTCAAACAGACGAGACTGCTGATAACGCATACGGTGTGAAGATGGGTGCTAGATACACATTCTAAATAAGGTGAGACCTTTCGTGCGGTCTCTACAATTCGGAACTTACAGAGGGTGCTTGACACCCTCTTTTTTTATGGTACAATGTGAACATCTCCTGACATCTAAATAGAATTGTTACAGGAGATTAAGAAAATGTTTAAGATCAGGTGGGAGGGACATACCGCACCTGAGTATGACCCAGACAGACATAATCCAGAGAAAGTATTTGCTCTGCTATGTTATCGTGGTATTCACTACGCGAAGTGGGTTCAACTGAACATAGTCTTTTATAAGTACAACTGGAAAGTAACTCTACAAAAATGATTGAAATCACAGAGAAGCAACTCAAGATGAACGAGAAGTCTTATCTTGATAGAGTAGAGCAAGGTGAACCAATCCTCCTAGCAAAAGAGGATGGGACTAAAGTGCTCATGGTACCTCAAAACCCAGAGGATCTAAGGCATCTCTGGGATCATGACGACGGACCATAAATAAAAATAAACTCTCTCTGCCATGTGGAAAGTACATATAGTAATTGATACAAACAGTACCAGTGAAGTTGCTACTGGTGTTACATCACTCAAGACATTTGCTACAGGATTTCCTGGCATCAAACCTACAGTACATGACACTGCTAGGAATGGTGAACAGTCTCGCTATGTCAAGAAGTGGTGCGAAGATAACGACGCTGTGTACTCACGACACCTTGGTGCGTTCAAGGACATGGCATCTATTTACGAAGAGATCCTCCGTCGTTCTACACAACCTACTGTCGTAATGAACGGTGACTGTGTGTTCTATCAGGACATGAGGGGTACAACTGTGAACAAATGGTTCAAGAGTTTCCTAGTTCCTGCGGGTGAAGGACAGAAGAGTCTAGTCTTCCCTGACTACAAGGTAGTATCTGTTGCTACTTACTCACCTGAGTTGACATTCATACAAGAACCAGTGAAGATGTGGAACAAGGTACAGCAGTTGATCACAGACTTCGATGGTAAGTATAAACTGTGGCAAAATAGTTACGTAATAAGAGAAGGATATATCTACGAAGAACCCATGGGGTTCACACTTCCTGTGTGGAAAACCGAATCTGAATCATTTTCTGACACTGACCTATCTAAATACGATACAATAAAGGGTGGTGGACAGTACACTGTCATTCAGAAACAACTCACCGAACGAGGTGAGTCTGCCCTTGCGACTACACATATGACATATGTTAACGCAGCGATTGCTGAAGACTGGCCAAGCGTAGTCGGAGCAAGGACAGCGATGTACTTGACATAATATTATAGGTAGTCTATACTAAAATACATCCTATAATAGAATGGTTAAGAAACTCATACGGAACATCCCTCTTTCCGACGCATACTCAACTCCTCCTTTTGGAAGAGATACCTATACTAAGGAAGAGGTGAACGCTCTGATCGCTGCTGCTGTAGCAGAAGCGAGAGCTATTGATGAGGCATCAATGGCAAAGCACAACAGGGACGCTACAGTTATCTCTATGATACTGGGGTTCACTGTACTGGCACTATTCATTGACGGACTGCTAAGAATCCTTGGCATCATCCCACCGTTCATGGATATAGATGTTAACATTATAGATGACATCACCCGACAAGTTTTAGAAAAACTACCTAAACTATGAGAAAAAGTGAGAAGGTGAGGCACCAACTCAAATCCAGATGGTACTACATCTTCTGGGGTGCTGCTACATTATCCGTCTTCGCAGGACAAATGTACGTAGGTACAGGCTATCGTAAGATGGCAGAGACAAACAGGGATGCTGCTGCGGGCATCGGTTTATTAATAGAGGTACTAACTTATGTACCTAAAGGTAGGTACGAACGTTTGGTTCCCCCACCATCATTTAACGAACAGGACATGGTAGTACGATGAACGACTGGACACCTTCTAAAATGTTTCTCCGTCAGAATGTATTAAAGAAACTGATGGCATCATTTATAAACAGATCACCAAGAGAGGTGTACGATTGTGCTGACATGTGGTGTGACACACACGATAGTGTCGAAGGTGTTGTAGAATTTTGTAAGACAAGGTATAATCTAAAATAGGTATTCAATTACCAAAAAAGTGGAAAAAAATTTTCGGGTATTTTTTTACCCCTATGATTTTTCTAGACTATATAATAGACTGACTTAATTATTATGCAAAAAATTATTAACGGAATCGCTATCGCTAGCGGTGTTGTATCCCTTACTGTCGTTGGACTAGGTGGATACGTATTCATTCGTAAGGATGCTATTGTCGATGGCATCAAGAGTAAGGTAATGGAAGCAGTTATGCCTGATATCGGTGGAGGTATCATGAACTCTTTACCAGACGCAACAGGTCCTGCCTTACCTATACCAAGTAACCCATTTGGAGGATAACCCATGGCAGAAGTAAAGAAGGAAGAGAAGAAAGGTCCTATTGGTAAACTCAAGGAAGCAATGGACGACAAGGAAGAACAACTTGTGATTCTCTCTACCTTTGTTAGACTAGGCATCCTCGTCTGGTCAGCAGGGATACTCACACTTAACTACGTTGAGATACCTGGTTACAAACAGGAACAGAAAATTGATCCGACCTTTATAGCCTCTGTGTTTACAGGAACTTT